ATTAGTAGAAGTTAATATATCTTCTTCTCTCGCCGTCATGTATTTAATTTCCACCTGACCACTTGATAATGGACTGTCCTTCGAATAAAAATATCCTTTCGAAGGCAAATCTATTACTTCAGTAGGAAACTGGCGTTTTTCTTCTGCCATGTTTTTTCTCCTTTGTAATTTCTATTGAATAGTAACCTATACAATATAACCAATTATAAAACTAACTGGGGATATAATAATCCCCAGTTTAAATTATTTTATTTACTTAGCTGCTGAATCACCAACTGCTGACCTAACGGAATAAAGTCCGAAAGATGCTAATAGTGTCCAAACAACTTCAGGTACTTGATCTACAATACCTGCTGCTTGTAAAACTCCAACAACACCAGCTATTACTGATGTCCAAATTGTCTTTGACTTCCACCACTGCTTATCTGCTATGACTGCCATGATTGACTCCTTTTATTATTTATTTTTATATTTTTATTAGAATTGTAATATTGCGTAATCGTATCTTAGTGTAAGAGTAATATCTGCAGGATCAGTAGTATTTGCCCAATCCAAATCGTTAAAATTCGCGTTTACAATCCATGTTCCTTTTAATGTCCATTCCTCAACTTTATCACCAACTGGTCCTAAAACATTGATAGTTACATCTTTCTTATAAAAATCTGTGTAACCATCTCTACCTGTTACTGACTCGTGAGATAAACGAACCCATTCCATAACTGCCTGTGCTCCACTTGGAACAACTGGGTCATATAAAGTAATTTCTAATTCTTCCCATGCACCTTTACCTTTAACATATCGTCTTACGTTGATGTGGTCTAATTCAATCGTTTCAAAGGCTATTGAAGGTCTGTTTGCTGTTTTAACAAGATAAGCTGGTATCCCTTCAATATACATGATGTACCGATTTTTAGTTTTCGGTTCAAATGGTGTGAACATTATTTCAGAAGGATCTAATAGTTCTGGCATCTTTAATCTCCAATAAGTTTAATTCTTCAACTATAAATATCAATTTTATAAAAAATCATCATATTCATTTTTCATAGTTTTTTTGAAGTTTTATATCTAACTTCATATATAAATATATTGGGCAACAAAAAACCCCTCAAAAAAGAGGGGTTTTTCATTTATTAATCTATTGATTAAACTTATTCTGGAAATGCTGCTCCTGTAGGTTGAACAACGAAGTCCAATACAATAAATTCAGCTGTCCGTGTTGGTTGGATAAATATCTGACCAACAAGTTGATTTCTATCAACAACATCTGGAGTATTATTGGAATCATCCATTACTACTCTAAATGCGGATAAACCACTATTTGCTTGTACTGACTCTAAGAACGGATTCACAATGTTAAGGAATCTGTTTCTTGTTGCCGTAGTATTTTGTTCAAATACTAAATACCTACTTGAAGATGCAATAAACTTCTTCAGTTTAATTAACAATCTACGAACATTCACCCTATCAAGTGCTGAAGGACGACCTTGTAAGGTCTTTTGTCCCCAAACTACTACACCTTGACCTGGGAATGAAGCTATTGGATTAACTCTTTCTTCATAAAGGTCATCCCTTTCAGAATGAGTCAATCTCGTTTGTGCTTCAAGTACAGTTGTTAAACCACCACGATTCAGACCAGCTGGTGCGAACCATTCGTGTGCTACTTGGTCTGTGTAAGCAATTACACCAGGTAACACAACTGAAGGTGGGACCCAAACTGGGAGTGATGTGTTTCTATCAACAATCTTTACCCAAGGATAATAGGTTGCTGCGTAGTTCGTATCAAGTGCAGATACTGCTGAAGTTGCACTTGCTATTGTACCACCTTGAATACCACAATCTAATACATAAAATGCATCACCACGTGCTTCACACTTAGATATTGCATGATTTGTAATCTTAGAATGTAATCCATGAACGATACCAGGTGTTACTAACATATTGATATCAAATTCATCGGCGTTACTTACAGAGTTAATTGCTTTCTTGTAAGCTACTGTACCACCAGTTGAAGATGTTGAACAATCAAACCCTTGTGTATTGGTATTAACAATACTTGCTCCTGTCAATTTTGGATTTGCTGGGTTTTCCCCATCGAATCCACCTTGAAATGGAACAACAAACTTTCTCTGTTTAATGTTAGATAAAGCAAGTGTTATTTTTTCAGTTCCATCTGAATAAGTAGCTCCTGTTGTTGATGCATCTGAACTACCATTGAAGTCCTCGATACTCATAGTAGCATTTGCTCCATTACCAAATGAATTTACAGGTGCTAAATATTGTTCTGCGTCAGCGTTAGAATAATCTACTCCAAAAGGTTCATTAGCGTCAAACTCACCTTGTGCGTTTGATTGTGATGTTTTAACTGTCCACGCTGGGATAGATGAATCATCACTACCAAATGGGTTATTAACTGCTGCATGTCCCATTGGAACTACACTAACTGGTGATGCTTTTTCTGCTATATCTGTAAAATCAGATACATAAATATGTTTAGACATATTTGGCCAATCACCATTGTAAGTAAGTTTACCATCACTCGCGATAGTAACATACCTATCACCAATCCGTTTTGCAAAATAATTAGGACTTGTTGGATCAAAATTCAAACCATCCCATTGTTCTAAGATGTTATCTTTTGTTAAATTGTTATCATTTAATCCAGTTTGTCTTAGTTGAAGTGAAAATGAACCATAATCACTACCTGCAATTGAACCTGCTTTCTTAACATTCAAAATAACAACTTTATATTTGTTATTTACATCACTACCGTGTGAACGAGATTGAACTTTAAACAAATCATACTTAGAATTGTTTATAGTTTGTGATTGAATGTATGGTGTAGCTGCATTTGCATATGTTACAGATAAGTTATGAGTTCCATGACTTGCTGTTATTGCTGCATTTGCACTATATCCATTGCTACTTTGTGCATATTTAAAATTCTTATACAAATATGCTGATACAGTATTTTGTCCAGATTTCTGAACTTGTGGATCTGTACTAAATACATTTTCAATGTAATTTGCACTTCCTGTATCAAATGATATTGTATATGAACGACTTGTTAAACTTTTTGCACCCCAATTACTACCACTCAATACAAGTGTTGCTGAACTCCAACTTCCAGTAACATTACTACCTTCTAAATCTGCAGTTCCACTTGAACCACCTCTTGATGGTAACAACACCGCCACTGTCTTTTTAGTGAAACTACTACCACTAAGATATAGTGATAGTGAATCAGCTGAATATCCATCGGTGTTTAATACACGAACTATAGTTACAGTTCCCGCACTCCTTAAATATTGTTCTACCGCATACGGTGTATAATAATTCTTAGAAGTTGATCCAAACATTTCTTCAAACTCAGGGAAACTTCTTATTGTCGTTGGAACGAAAGCAGGACCTTTAAGTGTTGGTCCTATTATACATGCTCCAATATCAGCGATACCCTGTGGAAGAAATGACAAATCTCGTTCTCTCGTAAACACACCCGGCGATACGATTCTTTCTGCCATTATTTTTCTCCTATGTTATAATTTAAATAACTAATTAGTCCACTTGGACTATAAAGATTTACTATAAATATAGCGTAACTTTCCCAAACGATATACTTGGGGGAGATTATTTTAAGTAGCTTCTGAAGTTTCTTCAGCTACTGGCGTGGGAGTAAATACTCCTGTTGCTGGGTCTAAATTACCAGGACCATACTTTTCATTCAATGATTGAACCAATTTTCGTTCAGTTTCTTGAACTTCACCATATTCAACTTCTAACTTGGCTTTAGCATTATCCAATTGTTCTAATTGTTGTGATACTAATAACCTTTGAACCTCTAACTGTCCAAATTGTAGTTGTTTCTGTTGATACGAAGTTTGTAGGTCTTGTAAAGATTTCAATTCTTCTTCTGAGAATTTTGTCTCTTGATCGGCCATAACTTTTTCTCCTATTTTGTTAACCTTTTATATAAATATAAAGTAAATTACTCTAATTCACTTTTTTCTTTAGATCTTCTACCTCTTGTTTTAATTCTTTAATGGATTCTATCAATAATGGAATTAATCTTTTATAATCAACTCCTAAATAACCATTTGTTCTTTCTGTTACAATTTCGGGAAGTACTTTTTGAACTTCTTGTGCTATAACTCCAACATCATGTCCTCTTTCTTGTGCCCATTCAGGTGATTCTTCATTCCAATCAAATTTAACACCTCTAATTTCACTTATTTTATCTAATGAATCTTCTATAACTTCTATATTATCTTTAAGTTTTATATCAGAAGATGCATATGCTACAACATCACCACCAGCGTGAATATCTAAACCAACACCTACACCACCATCAACTATCAATGCTCCTGTTGTTTTACTTGAAGCAGCTGTTGCGTCATCTATACGTGCACTATCTGATGTCATTTTTCCTGTTATAGTTACCCCACCAGTTACAGTTTCAAATTTCTTAGAATCATCATAATAAATGTCTACTCCAGCATTTTCTGTAGCTACTAAAAATTCTTCACTGGTATTATCACCCATGAGTTTAACTTCAG